GCTCAAGAGGTCAACCATGAATGATGAAGAATTAAAACGTAAGAAGTTTTTATACGGATCAGACTATGAAATCATAGACTGTACGCTAACTCCAGGTAAGTGTTTGTGTGATAGGTGTTTCACTCATCACAAACAACTCACTGAACTTGAAGCATCGCAACAACGAAAATTGTTATTTGGGCTGATAAAAAGTAAACACGACTCGAAAGTCGATTCTACTCCTAGGAGCAAGAAAATACAAATAGACGAAATTTACGATGAACAAGCAAAACGACAACTTCTTAAGGCAAGCATCCTAATACACGATAATTTTTATTATGAAAATAACGAAAATCTTTCCAAACTCTTAGATGAGATTGGCCGTATATGTATGCTCCTTAAATCTGTGTAGTCTTCCGTTTCCTCTTCATTAAAAATGGTAATCCTCATAGAGCTAGCGCTCGGTGTCAGCCTTGTCGGTTGGCATTTCATTCATTCACACTCCCAAAGGAGGGATTATGTTCGCAGAACTAACTGCAAATGAAATGTTACCTGTCCAATACGCTGACGTTTTCAAGATTCCACAAGAAATATCCAGACCGTTCATTAAGTTAGTGAACATATGGCTTAAAAATTGTGGTACAGAGTGGACAGTTTCGCGGCTCAAGGATATGAAGCTTGACTTTATACGCCTAAAGGCTGGTTTAGAACCAACCTCTGTTTGGATTGCAAAATCCGGACACAAGTTCAGTGGCCCTTTAGGGGGACTCCAAACTTGGTGTAGTAAATCTAGGAAAAGGTGGTCAAAAGCCATTCAATTCCTTCAGATGTACACGTGGTTTTACTCGCCAGAGGTGACGCATAAGCAAGAGACTAAGTTTCTTGAAGGTGTTACCGCTAATAATGTTCCAATCGCAAACATCTACCATTTAGCAATGGAAAAATCGATTAAGAAGTTGGGTATCAAATCCTTTATTGGACAAGTCCCAAAGAGCATTGTTTTCCGCTCTACCACTGCAGAAAGGCGTGAGCCTCATGCTAATGGAAAATCTTATATCGAGGGTACCGCTACCTTGGAGTGTGCATTATCTTTTACAAGATGTACACGACTCGGTTGGGATCTACGATCAAAATACCGGCGTCTGTTCGATTATATAGAACAGGGTTTGGAGTTTGATGATCTTCGTGATGCAGATATCTGCGATTACAAAAGCTCAGTTGGTCGTATCGGTTTGATACAGGAGGCAGGCTACAAGCTTCGTGCTGTAGCTAACCCTGCTAGGATTTACCAGCAGGCTCTGCGTCCCCTTAAGGATAAATTGCTTTATATCCTGAAAGGTTTACCTTGGGATTGTACCCATAATCAGGCAAAACCGCTGGAGGTTATCCAACAGCATTTGCGTGAAGGTAAAATGACCTTCTCTGTAGATTTATCAGGTGCAACGGATTATTTTCCGCTTGATTTGCAAATGACTGCTTTACGCAGTCTTTTACCTTATAACGATGATTATCTAGGTCTGTTTTTTGACCTGTCAAGATCACCGTGGAATTATAATGGTAGCCTGATACGGTGGACTAAGGGACAACCACTTGGTTTAGAACCAAGTTTCCCCGCGTTCGCTTTAACCCATGGTCTCTTATTGTACGCTTTGAACAAGTATGAGCATAATAATGCTTTCTTTGTCCTTGGCGATGATGTGACCATTTTAGATGAAAATCTTCACCGTAAATATCGAGCAGCTTTGATTGATCTCGGCTGTCCAGTTAGTGAACACAAATCCTTATCCTCACCGCTTTTGGCGGAATTTGGAGGTAAGATTATCCTTAGTGATGCGGTTTTACCGCAGCATAAATGGCGTGTCCCTTCTGACGATAGTTTTCTTGATATCGTTCGAAATTACGGAATGAGCGCTTTGTGTTTATTGCGAAAAAGACAAAGAACGGTTGCTAAGAAATTAGCAGATGTACCGGACTTTATGGGTGGTCTTGGGTTTAATCCCCAGGGAATTCCACTAGAAGACAGAATATTAAAACATCTGTTTCTCTTTGACAAGCAAAAACATATGAGTTACCTCATGAGCTATAACAGGGTTGTTTCCTCAATGAACTATTACCAAAAGACCGGTAATTATGACAAAGAAAAAGACTTCCCAACCTATCGCGATATTCGTATCACTATAGGCGGTTTCGACCAGAAACCGATAGCTTTGGTTTCCCAGTTCTTACCAAGTTTAATTAATTGGTATGAAATTTTAGGAACCAACTTGTGCGATGTTGCTCCAGATTTGCACCTGGATATACAAGGACAAGCTCGAAGATGTACTACCCTAGAACATTATGAAAACGTACTTGGATAGTTAAACAAGAATACCCCC